ATGTTTTTCTCCATTAAATGATGTCTTTGTTGAATTCGACTTTGATGCCTATCATCCGAGATTGATTGGTAATTTAATTGATTATGAATTTCCTAAGACACCCGTACATGAATATTTATCAGATAAGTATGGCGTAGATTTGGATAAAGGTAAAACCAAAACATTTCAATATCTGTATGGTGGGATTCCAAATGATGTTGCAAATAAAATTGAATTCTTAAACATGACCAAAAATTTAATAAATGAAATGTGGGATGAATTTAATCAGAATAAAAGAATTAACTCACATATTTATAATAGACCTTTGAAAGAAGAGAATTTGGAAAATCTAAATGCTCAGAAGTTATTTAACTACTATATTCAGTCTTATGAAACTGAACGAAATGTTAAACTCTTAATAAAATTACATACATATTTATTAACAAAGAAAACAAAAATCGTTCATTATAATTACGATAGTTTTTTATTTGACTATTCGAAGGAAGATGGAGTAGAAACAATACATGAGATTAAACAAATACTTGAAACTAATGGGTTTACAACAAAGACTAAAGTCGGCCTTGACTATGGAAATATAAAGAATTATGAGTTTTAATTTAAATTCATTATGGCTTGACTGGAGAGCAAAAGTTCCCGATGGAACACCTAATCCATCTAATGCTTATCATTTAGTATTGTTAAAGGAATTGTGTTTATCAAAAGGTATTGATACCAAAACAACCGATAGTGTTATTTTATTTTTAGAAAGAAAGATGGGAGACATTATTTTGAGTGATGATGATAAATTTAATAGATTAGAGTCTAAGAAGATTGTCCTTGATGATAAGTTTTATTCTTGGTTAGAAGAGAACCTTTCAGATGACGATTTTATTACTGAAGCTAGAGTTTACAAAAAAACATATATCACTGGTGATGCATTTCAAATAACAAGTGATGCTGGTTTATCTACGTTTGATGGTAAACCTATTTTGAATTATGATGAAGAGTCTGGTGATTTTAAAGATAGTGGAAAAAAGTTTAATGCTTCTCAACTTTTTAAAAAACAAAGTGAAACTAAAGATATTGAAAAGCCAAGTGTAAATTATGTTTTAGTTGGTAAAGGTGGTACACAAGTTACTTTGAAAGGTGATGATGGAGTTACTTATGTTATTGATGCGGCTAAAAGTAATTGGTCTAAATTTTCAAAAGCAAAACCAGTTAATGCGATTAATTGGATGGATGCATCATTGGAAACGGCTCAAGGATTGGGTCTTTATTTGAAAAAGGATTATGCTACTCCAATGCTTACTGCAATGAAAAGTGAAAATGAAACGAAAATTGCAAAACTCCAACTAGAACTTATAAACGATGTGCGGAGTTCATTAGGTAAAGGTAATTTTGCTTCAAAGGGTGTTAGTGCTATTAAGTCAAAACTTGAAACTGCTTCAATAGATAGTTGGTATCGTTTAGCCATTTTAGCGGCTGGTATGATTGATTTTAAACATAAAGATTTAGGTACAACAATTGTTCATGCAAAAATAGAAGATTATTATAAAGCTCTAAGAGCTAATACGACAGTTGATACTTCAGGTGTTAAAAAAAATACAGGGGACATGGTTCTTACAAATGCCAGTAGTGATGACGCTTTAATCTCAGAGATAGGAGACCCTATATCACCAGATGTTTACAGACATATAAGTTATAATAAGTCAAGTGGTGTATGTTATATACACGAGGGGCCCAATGAGGACACAAAAAAGACTGGTACGGAATTTATTCAAATGTCAATGAAGGCAAAGTCTGGTGGAGCACAATTGGGTAAAATTAGTGGATTGATTAGAAAATATTTTCATATGAAACAAAATACGGAATATATAATTGATTTTATAGGTGAGGGGTTTTTAAGTAAAGCATTTGATAAAGTAAAACAAGTAGGAAAAGCTGTAATTTCTAAAATAACAGATATTGCTTCTAAAGTATTTAATATAGGAAATAAATTTTTGAATAAATGGGAAGGTAAAAAAGGAAAGAAAAGTACTATAAATAATTTTTTTAAAAAGAATAAAAAGTTTAAAGGTGCCGTTAAGAAAGCGGTAAAAGAGGGTATAGTTAAAGGGGAGTATCAAGGCGATAATTTATTACTTGAGAAAACTGCTGGTAAGTTAAGTTTTGATGATAAATTAATAGTTTTAGGTAATGACCAAACAGCTTTAGATGATGCTATTACATTGACACAAGGTATGGTAGATAGTTTAGTAAAAACATCAGCTCCAGCGGCAATAGCAGTTGCGAAGGAAACAGACTTAGCGAAAAATGTTTCAATGGACTTAGAAAGTATTTACAAACTAATGTCTAATTACGTTACCGCCGATTTATTAATTTCTATGGTAAAGGATGGAAAGAAGAAAGCAAAAGATGTTCAAGCCCTTTTAAATGATTTTGCTATACTTGAAAAGGAAATGATTTTTGGTAGAAGTTCTCTTCCAATATGGAAGGTGTATGGTAGAGATGAGAAGAATACTTCAGCTACTCATATATATTATGGTGGCAGTACAGAATTTATTAAACAAAAGACAATATCAGCAGGTAATGTGAAAAATAAAATAATACTTGGAACTGGTATTACTAAAGGTGGTTCTAAGAATTTTTATACATTTACGATTTGGTTTATAGAAGGAATAGGAGCAGACGGATCAGAGTATACTGAATTTAGAGTAGGCACTAATAAAGGAGATGCTGGTTTTAGTTGGGTATTTGAGGGTACAAAATCACATGTAAAAGAAACATATGTAAAGAGTAAAACTATCTAATGAAAACTCAACTACTCTGCACATTCACGACTCAATTTAATCTCGATCAATCAATTATTGACATAACAAAGAATTTTAAAATCGTTTTTGATAAGATTTATGTATTACAAAACGAAGATAAACCAAAAGAATTAATCTGTACTTATAATGTAAATCAAGAAGATGACATTGATTTTAATTTAGTTCAGAATACTATTTCACTACATAGAAAGAAAATAACCAATACACTTTATACGATTAATGCATTAAATGAATTAATCAAACTAATTAATAATGGCGTATTGGATACGAGTTATCAAGTGCCATGGGATTTATACAAAAACATGATACTGATTTCTAACAAAGAAGGCTTACAAAGAATACCTACACGGATCCTAAAGATTATAGACTTATAAATGGTTTCACCTATATATTATTTTACCAGAAGTGGTTGTGCCTGGTGTACAAGAATGCAACCATCAATAGAACAAATAAACGAGACTTTGAATGATGAACAAAAAATTCAAATTCTAAATATTGATGATAAAAAATCAAGAGTTATTTACGATACAATCCGCACGAGTAATAAATTAAGAGGAATAACTCCCATGTTGTATAATTCAAACATAGGAACTTTTCTATTAGGTTATCAGGACAAAAGAAATGTAGAACAATTTTTAAAAGCCAATCCTTTGAAGGAAAGAAAACCATTAAAACCTATTCCTACATTTGATATTCAAAATTCTACAAAAAAAGACTTTGATAATTGGAAAAAAAGTGTTATATTATGGTATGGAGAAAACAAAAACGATTTGCCAACCAATGTTATATCACAAGAGAAAATGATTGATATGGTTTATACACAATACATGGCATATCGAACAAAGCCACAAACTATTGAAGATAGGTTAAGTGCACTTGAAGAAAAAGTTGAACAATTATTAAAAAAATAAAGCTTGTATTTTAACAAAAAAATTCGTATATTATATGAATACGTTATACTTAAATGTTTTTAATTAAATATTTATAGATAACAATAACACTTAAACATAACTATGGAGAATAATAATGGATATTGATGCTATAAAAAGCCGTCTTAATCAGTTACAGAACACCACATCTAACAACTTTTGGAAACCACAACCAGGAAAATCACAAGTAAGAATTGTGCCTTATACACATGATAAGAACAATCCTTTTAGTGAGTTGTTTTTTCATTACAGTTTAGTTCCTAACAAAACCGTTTTGTCTCCACTATCATTTGGTCGCCCCGACCCAGTTCAGCAATTTGCTGATAAACTGAAGTCTAGTGGTAACAAAGATGAGTGGATTCAAGGAAAACGAATTGAACCTAAAATGAGAACATTTGTTCCTGTTGTAGTTCGAGGTGAAGAGAGTGAAGGTGTTAAGTTTTGGGGTTTTGGTAAAACTGTTTATCAAGAACTTCTTGGTATAATCGCAGATCCTGATTACGGTGATATTAGTGATGCTACAGTTGGTCGTGATATTGTCGTTGAACGACAAACACCCGCTGAAGCCGGTAATCAGTACGGTAAGACAACTATTCGAGTTAAACCAAATCAGACAACTCTTACGGATGATTCTGAACTTTTGGAAAAGCTTTTGAATGGACAACCCAACATTGGTGAGTTGTATAATGAACCAACCTTTGACGAATTGAAAGAACATCTTTCAAGTTTCTTAAACCCAACGGATAATGACAGTTCTGGCACGCCGGAACCTGAAATGGTTACGACTAAAGCATCTTCTAAAGTAGAAGATGATTTTGATAAATTATTTAATTCATAATTCCCGCGGGTACGGTGGGGTGGTTTCCTCCTTTCTCCGCCCCATTGTTTTAATAGGAGAAATTCATGTCAAATAGAGATGAGCTGGCTGAAGTATTGGCTGGCGAACTTAACAAACAATTCAAATCTCATCAAGTAGCTTATTTTCTTGATGGGGTACAGGAAACACCAACCGATGTTACGGAATGGATTTCCACAGGTTCTACGTTATTAGATTTAGCAATATCAAATAAACCACATGGTGGATTTGCTGCTGGTCGAATAGCTGAAATAAATGGACTTGAAGGTAGTGGTAAATCATTGATTGGAGCACATGCTCTTGCCTCTACTCAAAAGAAAGATGGTCTTGCTGTCTATATAGATACTGAATCTTCTGTTTCAGCTGAATTTTTACAAGCAATTGGTATAAATACTGATTCTATGTTGTATGTTCATTTAGAAACCGTTGAAGATGTATTTGATACGATTGAAACGATTGTTACGAGAATTCGTGAATCCAGTAAAGATAAATTGGTTACGATATTAGTCGATAGTTTAGCTGCCGCTTCAACAAAAGTTGAAATGGATGCTGACTTTGATAAAGATGGTTGGGCTACGGCTAAAGCAATCATTATATCGAAAGCCATGAGAAAGATTACAA